ATTCTTTTATAATTTTATCAATCTCATAGTTAGTTTTTAGCGTTGCTTCAGTATAAGTTTCTGTAGTCCAGATTGCCCAAATATCAGTCCGAGCTGGTAATAGATTATTACTCTGGGTGTTAATGCGATACATCACCTTAATTGGGGTATCGGGGAAATTGTCATCGGTAATAACAATACATCTATCCGGTGTTAATATATCCAGCCCCACCTTTTTTGTAATTGGATTCCATATCGGGATAACACCAATCTTGCCACATAATTCCGTAAATCTATCTATAATTTTGAGTTTGCCAAATAAATTCGCTTGATCAAATACAATAGAAATTGCGTCTTTTATATTTTGATTGTCTGTATCCGGTTTAATTTCTGGGTCTCGTTGAAAAATTTTAGCCAGCTGAAGAATAAGAGATTTCGTCAATGGCACGGTGATAATGTAATTATATATATCCTTGAAGGTTGCCGGGTATCTTTTCTGCATTTCTTCTTTTGTATATTCATATTGATTATTATAATAAAAATCAATATTTTTAACAGCATTATTCATTCTTACATTATTATCTTTTCTTAGTGCTTCTGCCTTGCTTTGCTCTATTATATTCATTAGGCAATTCTCCAATCATTTTCTTTGATTTTATTTAGATTTATTATATTTCTTAAGGCGTCAGAAATATGGGTTAGCATCGTATTCTTTTCTTTCTCAATCATCCCATTTTGGTCTGTCGTCACTTGTTCCAGATCTGCAATAAGATGAACGCAGGTCGGATCAATTATTATTCTATTATGAGCGAATTCTCCATTAGTAATATTGAGCGATCTGCGTTGTGAAATTCCGTGCTTATATCTCAATTGCCATCCTTTTCTCGCTAATATTTCCAAGTCACTTATATAGGCATTTGTCTCTCTCGCCGAACCTGTGCAATCAGGATAAATTACAAGTAATCTATCTGGATAATCAATGGCAATTAAATCAGCCATTTGGTATGTATTTGAATTACGGAGATAATATTCAGAAAAGACATAAAGTGTATCATCTCGCCAATATCCTACTACTGCTGTCATTGGATCAACATTGAAATCAATACCAATCTGCAGTATGTCATTTGGCATAGGTGGTTCTACTTTTCTGATATGCTTATCACGGGAAAAAGCATAGTATGCCTGTATCCCATTCAGATTGACAAACTCTCCCCGGATATATGCATTAACCATTTTCTCGTCATAGCTTGACATCAAGTCATCTATGTATGCTTGAGAGAGATATATATTATCGGTTGTTTTGGCTCTAATTAGTTTAGTCCCTGGATTTGGTTTTTCCTGAAGAACTTCATAACAAGTTGAAAATCCTTCTGGAGAGCTGACCATAAACAATTGACTATCTTTTCTGCCTCTCAATCTTTCCCTGAAGCGATTTACTGCTCTAAGCCCTTTTTGCTTCGGAATAATATCTATTTCATCAATTCCTGCATCCGTAAATGTCTCGCCAACTATTCTCTCAGGATATGAAATAGATTTAATATGCAAATCGCCGAAATCAGTTTTTATTAGAAGATTTGATATATTTGAGACATAATTTATTTTGCATTCGTCAAGTATTTCGCAAAATGGAAAAAAGAATAAAGATTTCCCCATTTCGTAAGTTGGATAACCAATCCCTATATTAGATTTGCCGATTGCTCCCGGTCGTTTTGTGAGACAAAGTAATGCTTTGTAGAGAAAACTGATTGTTTTTCCTGAGCCGAGGCCACCTACTAACCCCAAAGTTCTTGACCAGTCATTCAAGAATTGCCATTGGTGTGACAAAAAATCCTCTTCTCGTAATCTAATTGTTATCACTTTCTGCCTGTTTCCGTGGCACTAATATTACTGTATAATTTTTGTTCGCATCCTCATCCGGCATTGGATTATCCTTCTGGTTGAGATATTGTTTGCCAAGCCAAACTAAAAGGGTAGGATTATGTTCTTCAATCGCTGTCTTGACCTGAGCTTCGGACAGTTTCATCTTCATTGACGAAAATCCGTTTTTATATGCCTTGGAAAACTCAGAATTTTCGTCTTGCATAGCAGCTCGGATTGTATCCACGTGGCAGCCGATCTGCTCAGCCATTGTGTCGTATGTGGCACGGAAATATCCAAATATTTTGGCTTGCTTAGGATCAAGCTCAATGCGCGGTCTGCCTGTGGGTTTTTTAGCTTTAGGATTTTGTTGCTTTTTCATACTTCATTCTTTCTATTATTTGGTTTTTTGTTTCCCATGCCATTTTGTATTCCGTATTTGCAAAAAGCTTTGAAAATCCAGTAAGATGTTTTAGCTTTAAAAGCTCTTCTGGCTCCATCCCAAGCTCATTACACACGTCCGCATCACTCATGCCTTCGTCAAGCATCTTAAATACAAGGTTACTCATACCATCTATGCTGTGTTCACCTCTTGCTCTGTTGTGCCTAACAGTTGCAGCCATTCTTTCTGATATGTTTTTGTCAATAACTACAATTGGCAGCATCCCCATGTTTCTGTCAAATATATCCTTTTTTGTTTTACAAACATAGTACCGGTGGAATCCATCAACGATAACGTATTTATCTTTTTTTTTGTCATAAATAGTGACAATTGGCTGAGTATATCCATCTTTTTTTATGCTTTTATACAATAGCCCCATTTCCACTGTAGCAACTGAGTTTGGGTTATATCCGTTAGGCTCTACTTTTTCTATGGGCACCCACATAACATAGTCTATTGGCTGTTTTATTGGGCATTCTTCATGCAGTGCCTTTCTTTCTTTGTTTATGCTATCTATGGTTTTCACTTATCCCTCTTTTTATTGTTTTTATTTGTTCTTGCGTTAGGTATTTGGAATACTTTACCATATCTTGCTTATATATGCCCCTATGGAATTGGCGAAATGCATTTACGTGCTGACTAAGCCTAAAGTTTTGTATTTTTGTAAAGTCCCAATCAGAGGACAATATTGTGTTTATTGCCACTTTCCAAAAGTCAGATTCTATGCCCTGATCTTTTTCTATAAACGAAAATTGATAGTCATACTGTATTTGTTTGTCCCACTTCTTCCTATATTCGTCTTCTTGTATTATGTTTTCCGCTAAATAGTAAGCATACTCTTTCCACGATTCAAATGCTTTTGGCAATGTTGTCGGGCATGCGAATGATTTGGATTTTATTTGTTTTATTGTGTTTGCCCCATCTATCCTGTTTTGTAGCCTTACCCATGTTTCTGGCTCTATTTCCTGCACCTCTGTTAGGTGCTTTAACGCTGTTTCGTGGTGCAGGTTTGATATTCTCATCCCGTTCACTGGAATTCCAAACCTAAACATTTGATCATACACCTTGTTGTATTTTGAGCCAGTGCTTTCAATGTATTTCCAAACATCGGTATAGCTCCAGTCATATATCGGATAGAAAGTATAATGGTTTAGGTTTTTGCACAATACCTTCCCCCACGTGATCCATTTATAAGTTACCCCTCTTGTTAATACCATTGCTCTTTTCGGGTTTTCTTCTGCTCTTACCCCTGAAATATAGCATGCTTTTTTGTTTTTGAACTCTTTTTGCATAATGGCAGCAAACAGATCGTGAAACCTGTCTTTTCCGTAATTGTTTGTTTTTACGGAAATGTCATTTTTGGGGTGTATCCATTTGTCTTTGTTCTTTTCATCCCAACAGTGTGCATATCTTTCATAGCTTGAAGCATTATTCGTAATAACCATTGGCATTTGATACCACATTGGGATAACTTCTGGCCTCCCCATTACTTCTGTCATGTAGTTAACAGTTCCCTGCCATTCCGCTTCTTGGTCAATCCACATTACGTGTATCGGTAGCCTGTTTTTTTCTTTGGCAATGGATAGGCACAGCTCAAGACATACCGTGCTGTCTTTGCCTCCGCTCATGCTTACTATTATCACGGGAAATTCATCAAATAAGTATCTGATTCTATCTAATGCTGCGTCAAGCACTGTTTCCTTTTTATAATACCGCATATTCAACTCTTTTTATGCCATTCTTATATTCTTTTGTAACAATGCCGCCGAAAGACATGTATGTGTTAATGCTGCTTTCTGTACAATTGGCATATCCGCTTTTTATCCCTTTTGATTTAGAATATGATATGCAATGTGCCAATAGTTTTCTAAATATTCCCCTTTTTCTCATTGACGGGATAGTATATGACATTTTGAAATATGCTTTTTTCCCCAATATTACTCCGGTAACTGCTACCAAAAGTTCACCATCATAATATCCAAAAATTGTTGCTTTTTCAGATAGCAAAATACCGTCTTTTTTCATGTCATCCATAATTGGCAGCAAGTCTTTGAATGCTATTTTTTTAATCACATTTGGCTCTATTTATTAGCTTTGTTTCGCATACTGGATTTCCCATTGTCCAGTATTTATACCCGTTTGCGTAATAATAGATATACGTCTTTTTAAAAAACCTCTCAGGCACTCCCAGTTCTCGTATTTTCTGGACTACGTAATCAAATGTGTTAGAGTCCCATGTTTCTCTCAGTGTGTAATGATGAGGCATTTTAGGCATGCTTTTGGCGTAAACAAAATTAGCATTGGCAAGAATGTCTTCTATGTTATGGCTTTTCAATAGTGTATTCATGTCCGCACTCTGGGCATATCAATTCTAAATATTGCTTATCGTCATTTGTCTTTGGGCTTATATCTGTATTTTCAACATCTTCGTCTGTTGTATCGGAGTCGTAAAAAGATGGGTTTTTTACATCTATCTCCGGCATATCCATTCCTATCTCTCCAAGGTCGAACTCGCCAAACTCAGCAGACAGCATCTCAAAGTCCCAATCGCCGAATTGCACATTATCCCTAAGGATGAACTCCTTTTGCTGTTCTGGGGTGAGATCTGTGGCGGCGATCGCCCACTCATCGGGTATTTCTTTCATGCCGAGCTTTCTAATAGCTGCGAGCCGCTGATTCCCGCCTAAAACATACATGGTCTCAGGATCGTAAACTATTGGGCGTAACTTCATCATCTCAGGAAATGATTCAATTGAACGCATAAGTTTTTCCAGCTTGTCGGGCTGTATCCTGCGTGGGTTGTTTGGGTTCATCTTAAGCATTGATGTTTTCATATAGACAAAATAATCAGCATTAATTATTTGTCAACCAAAATGTGATTTTGGTGATCCGGCAGCATCGCCATAAGCACTAAAATTCCTTTCGATACTGGGTAAAAATCTCATCCTCTCTTTCATTTATACTCCATCCTTTCTTACTTTTCTTTCTTTTTTGGGGTCTTCAAAACATCCTTTCTCCGGGTTTGTGTAGTATGTGCAGATTGTCTCGGAGCGATAGGATGCGGTCATATTTGAAGCAAATCTGCACCTGTCCTCGTATGAGCAGGTGCAGCAGTTCATATTGTTTTTTTTCTCTATCGGATTAGGTCTGCGGAGCATTGTTCACTTCACGCTTTCATATTTGGTATAGACACTCTAAAACGGAACATGTTCCTGATTCGTGCTGGTGACTGTATCCTGATTTTCCGGTTCAGGAATGAGACCGATGTCAATTTCCTTCGATACCTTTCGGATGTCAATGATTTTCTGATACAGGGGAAAATTCGGGTCGGCTTCGGTGACAATATCCAGTGTTTTCCCGATGAGCATCGTCGGGATGAATGCTTTCATCTCCGCTTCGCTCAGACCACACACTTTCCCGAGCCGTCTGAGTCGCCACAGGGCAGCGGGAGATAGCCAGAAGGTATCGTAAATCATCTTTCCTTCTTGTGTTTTCATCTGGAACTTGTACCCGGGTTTTCCGTCCCGGGAATACTGCATTCCGGTTTTCGTGATAGCGACGGTGTAGAGTCCTTCTTCTTCGATGAATTGACCTGTATCGTTGCCTGCTTCGAGATCGATAGGTTCGTAATTGTCGCTCATTTTTTCCTCCATTAGAGCATTATTTTCGGATGATTTATATTTCTCATTTCCGATAAAAAACTTGCCGCCGATGAGGAATAATGCGAATAGGAGTTTGTAATGGAAGCTAATTCGGCGGCAAAATTAAACAAAATAAATATATAGATATTTTTCAGCCCGGGGTATTGGGCTGTTCTTGTTGGCGTGAGCAAAATATAGAACATATTATTCATTCCTCGGAGACAATTATTGGGATAGCAGGAATAATGTCAAGAGAAAAATTGCCTTTATGCGGAATATTTAATATTTCTCTTATATTTTGTTCATAACTCGTTATCGTTATGCAAGTTACATAACAAAAAAATCTAATAAGGCAAAAAATGGAGTTCCCGGCTGATAAAAAAAGGCGGATTAAGGGAAAAAATAATTTTGATAGAAAAAGAGAAAGAGAAAAAGAAGAAAAGAAAGAAGCAAAGAAAAGAAGTAATAAGAGATAGAGATAAAGACAGTCCATTATATTATTTTTCTATTCTTCTCTCTTGTATATAATATATATACTCTCTTATATATATAATATATATAATATAATATAGTGATTTTGGATTTTTTAAGTTGTTGATTTTCAATGACTTAGCGATTTTGAATTTTTATAAAATCCATTTTTTTCGTTTTGTAAGTTATTGAAAGACAAAAAGTTACGAAAAAATGGAGGACAAATTAAATTTCAATTTGTCCTCTATTTTTTGATAAATAGCTGATATATAAGAAGTTAAAAATTTATTTACATGAATCTACTGTAAACGATAAATCATTGTTACTCAATATCTTACTTAAAAATGGAGGACAAATTGCGCTTATATTGTCCTCTATTATTTTATAATTAATTGCCTATCAACAGGTTAGATAAATAAGCTATTTTATGCCCTCTTTTTGTAAGTTATTATCTATCAACACATTGCTTAAAAATGGAGGACAAATTGCGCTTATTTTGTCCTCTATTTTTTGATAAATGGCTGATATATAATAATTTATAAAAAAATGGAGGACAAATTAAAACCATTTGTCCTCTATTTTAACATAATTTATTGATATATAATGACTTAAAAATTAATTTATGCCTGATGAAGGAAAATAAAAATAATTCAAAAATATGAAAATAGTTCTTGACAGGATTTTGGCTTTTAAATTAGTGTCTTTTCAGGAGTATGATAATGGAAATTAAATCATATTATTGTCCAGAAGAAATAGCAATAATGCTATCCTGTTCTACCCGATCTATTTTAAGAGCGATAAAAAAGGGGATAATTCCCTGCACAAAAACATCAAGAAAGACATTTCTAATCAGCCATTCTGATTTCGAGAAATTAAAGCAAAAACAGATAATCCGCCGATATAATAAATCTTCTCAGCCAAAACTCCCCAAGAAAATTAAGCCATCTCTTCCCGATCCTAAACCCAATCCTCATCCAGAACAGTTTCCAGCCCCAATTCTCCCATCTTCATCCCAACCAGAGATTGCCAAACCCAAGAAAACAAATAAATCAGATTCAAATAATACAAAGTTGATGGCTGATGTCAATGAAATCGTGGAAGCGTGGAATAATACAGCAAAAATATGTAAATGCCGGAAGGTAACCAATGAGATTATCAAAGCAGCCAAAAAGCGATTAGAAACATATACGCTGGACGAGATAAAGACAATCATCCTAAACTATCAGACCATCCTGCAAGATGAAAATACCTATTTCACTTATGCTTGGAATCTGTATGAATTTCTCACCCGGGCTAAATCCTTCGAATATTTCAATGATGACATTATCGTTTTGGCTGATAAATACAGAAAATTCGATGCCGGCGATAGCGATGAACAAAAAGATGATGATAAATGGAATTGGTCTTTTCCCCAACCGAAGGAATGGGATAGCTGGTCTTTAGAAGAAAGAAAAACATATATTAAAAACAAATGCGTAAAGGAGACAAAATGAAATCAATACCTTACCTTATTTCTACCCTAATCAATAGCCAAAATAACGAAAAAGTAATCAATATCATTTTTTCGCTGGTCAAGAGCGATGATATTCCTTCGTTATATCAAGCTCTGTATAAAATATTAGAGATATGCTGGCGAAAATATAATTTGATAGAGCCGGTAAGCATATTTATGGAAATTGAGAACAAATACGAAAAAGAAGCTGATAAGAAAAAACTGATGAAACAATTTTATGAGCTTTGGGATTTGGTCGTTTCTGATGCCTTTTGGGAGCATTATCTATCCTTATCTTTGACAGAAATAAAAATCAATAAAGCTAAAATTATAGGTTCTGAATTATCTGATCTCCCCAATCCGATCAACATAAATACAATGCTAATTGAAAGCAAGAGGATGATAGAGGATATAATGAATCAATACACAATGGATAGTGGCAGATCGCTTGAAGATATTATCAATGAATATATTAATAGCATTGATCAAAAAATTAGTGGCAATGATAAAGACACAATTACTACTGGGCTTTCCTTCGAAAAACATATCAATGGCTTTCATCCCGGTGATTTTATTATTCTCGCCGGAAGACCAAAGATGGGGAAATCAGCTATCGCCAATACTATTGCGGTCAATGCATTGAAAAGGGGAAAACGGGTGATGCTTGTAAATAATGAGATGGACGAACAAAGCATTGTTAATAGGTTGATTGCCAATCTATACAATATTGATATTAATATTTTGCAAAACCCAAAAAGGATGGATAAAGATAATCTAAAATACCTGATAAGAAGTGTTGATGACTTCAGACAAAATTATCCTTTAGAACTATATTCAATGAATATTAAGACACCAGGTCAATTATTCGTTGAATATAATAAATTGGTAGATAGAGATAGTCGTCCGGATTTCATTATAATGGATTATCTTCAGCTCTTCCGGGTGGAAGGGAAATTCAGTAGCAGGTATGATATGGTGTCAGAATTATCTTGGCAGGTAAAAATGCTGGCAAGCGATCTCAAAGTACCTATTCTTGCTCTTTCCCAGGTCAATAGAAAGTGTGAAGAGAGAAAGGATAAGAGACCAGTACCATCGGATCTGCGGGAATCAGGCAACCTGGAGCAAGACGCCACCGCCGTTATGTTTGTCTATCGTGACGAAGAATATCATGAAAACACGAAAGAACCGGGTATTGCCGAGATCAATGTGGCAATCAATCGTAATGGGACGAAAGGAATGCAGAAATATTATATGGATTTTTCGCACATGCGTCTCAGTAATATAGATAATAGAAGTTAAAAAATGATACACCTCAAACCCTCTCTACATCAGAGTTTCAGGCATATTGAAAAATCAAAATGTGGCAAAACGGGAAAAATTGCAAAGATGTCAACTGCTATCATCTTTTTTTCTTGTTTTTTCTCGTATTTTTCAAATTATTTTCAACTTTTTTTCAGATGTAAGTTATTGCCTATCAGCAACTTAAAAAATGGAAACGAAAAAAAAACAAAAAAATATGCAAAAAAACGAAGAT